CACGCCACTACCACTGATCGGCCCAGAGAAACCGTGCGGAAGATTCGTTACGCGGCGTTCACGCGAGCCGACGCGGCCAAACCCCGCAAGCGTCCCGCGGTTCATCAGAAGTCTCCACCCGAGACGAACACCTCAAATCCTTCTGCGTTGTGGGTAGAGAAACCGACCTGCCATCCGGCGGCCAGGATCTCTCCCACCTCATCGTCAAGTGCATAGAAGGCAGGGGTGGAGGCCGATGGCGTGATCGCGCTGACAGCGTACTCACGCCACAACTTCCATGCACCGGCGCCGTTCTTCTTGAACGCCCGGACCAGGCCGGCGATCGTGGTCCCGTTGGCATGAATTTCGATTCGTTCAACACGCGACCCCGACGCGCCAGACGTGAACAGCGAAGTGATGGTGCCTGTCCCATCACGATTCGTGTTCGCCGCGCTGATGGTCGCCGACTCGCTGCGCGGAATCGATGCGAAGTTGGCTGAGTCAGACATTTACAGGACTCCTTGCACCAGCATCAACTGCTGGATGTAGCTCGATGAATTCGCGACGCTGGCTGCTGATGCTGCTGCCTCGCTGGCCTTGGTCGTTGCCGTCGTCGCTGCAGTGATAGCGGCAGACATCTCCTCGGACGTCGCGGCCACAACTGCAATTGGGTCTCCGTTTGCATCGAAGGCCAGCGACTTGCTGCTGCGACTCGCCTTATTGGGCAACAGGGCCAGCGCATCTCCTGTGGGCGCGCGCAGCGAGCACTGCAGCACGGCATACACGCCATCAAAGGCTGTGCCGACCGCTGCAAATTCGTTCTCGACAGGCTTGGATCGGTTGGCCGAACCCGGCACTACGTCGAAGGTCCAGGTGTAGAAGGGATTGCTCATCGCACGCTCCGCAGAAGCCGGTGATAGACGATCACAGAGTGCAGCTCATGCGGCAACTCGGTCTTGGACTCTCCGAAGACGGTGAGCGCGAAGTTCTGCCCAACGTCCAGGGTGCGCAGGTGCACGGTCTGCCCGGCCTGGCCATCCCACACACCGGTGTCCCAGTTCCCGATGTCCCAGAGCGTCGCAGGCGGTGGAGTCTCGACCGTGACCACGCTGGTCTCCAGCTTTTCTGGGTCGCCGTAGTCGGCCTCAATGGCGTAGCTGATACGGCCGGCCGACTGGCCGGACACCTCGAGCTCCGACCTTGGCACCTTCTTCCTTCGACCTGGCTTCTTCAGGTTCGAGTACGGCAGCTTGAGCCAATGGGAGACCGGCTCGCCATCAAACGACCGGCTCACATCGGCCTCGCGCACATAGCCGTCATCACAGCCGACGAAGACCCGAGACAGGCCGTCCATCTCGCCCTCACAGGCCACGTTGACCTGGAATGGCAAGCTGCAGAACATCCAGGACCAGCGCTTGCCCGGCGCGCCCACCAGCACACTGCCATCATTCAGGAACAGCCGGTACCGCCCGTAGCGGCTGCTGACCACGCTGGCGCGCGCCGTCAGGCTCGTGGCCTTGCGTCGAATGTGCTCGGTGATAGTCTGTGAGGTGAAATTCCCGAAGCTCTGCGTCGGCGTGAAGTCGCGCATGCCCGCGGCGTCCAGCGCCACGACGCGGCCGAGCACCTGGGCCGTGTAGGCCTGGCCACCGACTTTGCTGCTGAGCGTGTCGATCTGGAAGGTGGTCGCGTCGCCGTAGATCACCGCGGACTTATCCTTGGCCAGCACCATCAGCGCGCTTTCGTCCTTCTGCCCGGCCACCGACACCAGGTCAGTGACGGTATCGCCCATCGCCAGTTCAGCAGAGCCGGTGATCACGTTCCACGCGTAGGGGTCTTGGATGCTCGATCGCTGTACCGAGACGCCGAAGGCGGCCCACAGGTACTGCTTGTGAAGTTCAATGGTGCTCGGCTTCACCGGCATGCTGACGGGGATCGGCACCAGCACGGTACCGTCGAACTCGATCAGGTCATTGACGCCATCGGCGCCATACAGCCGCATGGTCAGGCCGCCGGAGAAGTTGTAGGGCTTCAGCACCCACCGCCCGCCCGGGGCCAGCACGATCTGGCTCTGCGCGCCGGACAGGTCCAGCGTGCCGCCACCGGTCAATGCGCCGGCCGTGAAAGCGCCCGAGGCGCCCGAGATGATCAGCCATCCGCTGGCCTTGTTGCCTACCGTCCAGTCCCCGGCCTGCGCAACCACGCGCCGAACGGTCGCGGTGACGCCGCCCTTGGTGATGACGGCGCCCTCGACTGGCGCCACCGTGCCGTTTGTGAAAGCCACACGCTGCAGCAGCGGCACTTCCACCCAGCCGGCATTCGTGGCCTTGTAGACCTTCTGGCTGCTGACGTCGAAGTCACGCCAGGCGTACAGCACGCCGTAGAGAATCGCCGCACCGCGCACCGGTGTGCCATCCAGGCCTGGCACCTTGCCGATCTCCGTGCGCAAGTAGTCCTCGGCCGCCGCGGCCATGTCGTTGAACTCGAGCGCCATCACCGCCGGCTCGGTCAGCGCCACGCCCTTGTAGATCCCACCGACCGTGAGCGTGTCGCCCGAGGCAAACGCACCGGTGACGCGAACGACAGCCAGGTGCGTCTCGGTCGCATAGACCACCGTGGCCGATGCGCCGCTGGGCGCTCCGATGACCGTATTGCCTGCCACCATGGCACCGAACGTACCCTGGGCGCCCAGCAGCGTGACTTCGACATCGCTGGGCCTGGTGCGGCCGTCGTAGCGGAGATACCCCCCCACGCGCGCATAGCCGCCGCCCACCTTGGGCTCGTAGTTCTCGGACCCGATGACGCCGCCGGGGTTCTGGCTGAGGACGGGCGTCTCGGTGTCAAGCCCACCGCCCAGGGCGATCGGGTATGGCGCGTCAGCATTGGCCGGGAAGTCGTCGACCATCACAGCAGCGGATCTCCCCAGGTCATCGACGGAAGATCATCAGCCGCCAGGCGCTTCACCACGCCGTATTCAGCAGCACCGCGCTTGTACGCCACGCCTGCCTCGTCGAAGCCGGCATAGAGCATCAGCGCGCGCCAGACGATGGCCATGTGATGCTCTTCGAACAACGGTGGAATGTCGGTGTCCTGCGTCGGACGGACCGGCCGCTTGTACCGCTCCACCGTCACCACCGTATCGGCAGCAACGATGGCGCTGAGCGCGACCGAGCGGTCAGGCCGGATGCTCCACGCTGAAGGATTGCCGTCCTGGATCACCGGGTAGAGATCGCGGAACTCGTCCCACGGGTAATAGGTCAGTTCCGTTGTTCCGATCTTGGCGGTGTCCTTCTCATAGCGTTTGTGCGCCAGAGACTGGGCCAGGATGCTGGTCCCTGCGGTGAAGGTGAGCGGCGCCTGTTCCCACATGCTGGGCCAGTTGCGAAGGCCGCAGACCTCCAGCCAGGCGTCATCGATCCAGTTGACGAAGTTCCGTGCGTCGCCCGACTGGTTCAGCGTGGAACCCAGCTTCAATCCGCTCGCGCCAGATTCGAAGATCAGGCGCTGGACCAGCTCCAGCCGGTTCATCAGCAGCCTTCACGGCGCATGCGGTTCAGCCACTTCATGCCCGCCGGGTTGTCGTCCCTGAGGATCTCGATGTGATAGGCCGGCAGGTTCTTGTTCTTGATGCGCTGGCCCTCGTCGAGCTCGGGGTCATGCAGTTTCTCGACGGAGAAGCTCGTGGTCGACGCGCGCACCAGGCGCTCGAGGTGCGTGCGGCGCACCACCAGCGGCACATTACGGGGCAGCCAGCGCTGATGGCCGTTCACGCCCACCGGCACCACGGGGCTTTCGCGCTCGTTGCTGGCCTCGGCAATCCGGATACCGACGCGCTCGTTCATGAACGCCTCGTACTCCAGGCTGTCGGCGAACTCGCGGAAGTTGTCGGGCACATGGATGGCATGCGCGCCCGGGGCCTCATCGGTCATGTCCATGAAGCCCTCCCAGCCGCCTTTATCCAGGCTCTCGGTACGGGCTTGCACGTTTGCTGATTGTCTCGCCATGGTGGAATCCTCGAAGTTGAAAGGAAGGCCAGGGCCGAAGCCCCGGCCATGGATCACAGCGCCACAGGGGTGCTGTAGTCGGGGCCGAAGTCCCCATATGCACCAGTGACACCTGCAGCCGACAAATCGGTAGCGGCCGGCGTGAACGTGGCAGCCGCACCGGTGGTCACGCTGATGAAGCCGATCACCGTTTTGTCACTCGGGTTGGGGATCTCGGCGGCTTTGCGCTGGTCACCACTCGGGCTGGGCGTGACGACGCTGCCCTGGACCGTGGTCACAGTCCCCGCAGCGTCGATAGCCACAAAGAACACCGACCGCTGGCTATTGCCAAGCGCGGTGCCAGCGGAAAAGGCCAGGTTGTCCGTGGCCGCCTTGTAGTAGGCGCGGCCTCCGATGACATAGCTGAAGGCGTTGGTGATCTTGAACGTGTTGGCGTTCGTCCCCTCGGCGATGCCGGGGGCACCGAGGGAATAGTTGTCGCGATACTTGGTCAGCATTGAAAACTCCTGAATTTGGAAGCATGTTGGGGGAGCACTTGGCTCCCCCATGTGGGCGCGTTAGCCGATCAGCGCGCTGCAGGCCACCTCAGCAACCGCCATGTGGAAGTTGTTGAGGATCACGGCCGCGCTCCAGCACTTCATGCCCATCTCGCCGCGCTGGCCGAGGATGTCGCCCTTGACCTTTTCGCCGGCGGCCTTGTAGCCGATGTCCATGGCGTTCTTGCCGCGGAAAGCCACCGAGCCCAGGGCCTCGCCGCCCATGATCACGATCGGGTAGACGTCGGCATTGCCGGCGCCACCGGCATTCGGGATGCCGCTGGTCAGGATCGTGTTGGCGGCCGCGGTGGTGCCCGCGGTCAGGTACGGCGTGAAGTGCGGCGACTGGATGAACCGCACCTTGCCCAGCGAACCGACCTCATCCGGATCGATCATGTCGGCAGAACCACCGGGGTAGTCCTTAGCCTTCACGAAGTTGGGCATCGACTCGAGGTCGTAGCGCAGGTTCGGATGGGTGAAGCCGACGTAGCAGCTGTCGATCGCGCGGGTCTCGAAGCCCGGGCTGGCCTTGAGCGACTCGGTGAGCAGCTCGGCCATGTTGTTTTCCAGGCCGCGGGTGATGTTGGCGATCAGCGTGGCCGAGACCTTGGCATTGACCAGCGAACGCGAAGCCACGCCGGCGGCGTAGTACACGTTCGTGCAAGCCTTGGCCTGTCCCCACTTGATCATTTCCAGCAGCAGGCCCGCGCGCTGACCTGCGATCTTCTTGATCTCGCTGGGAACGTCGTCCTCGTGGATGTCCTCGGTGCGGTCAGTCCAGCGGTAGATGAAAGCGAACTGCTCCATCGTCACCGGGATGTCCTGCGGCGTGATGCTCTCGGCGGTGGGCTGTTCGCCTTCGCTGATGCGGTGCGCGCCGACCTGGACGTCCCAGGTGTTCGGGCTGTTCACCGTTGCGCCCTTGGGCAGCCAGCGGCGGAAGATCATCTGCAAGCCCGAGTTCATCGGCATGGGCTGGTTCTTGCAGTACTTGCCCAGCTTTTCCTTCGGCACAACGTGCTTCAGGATCGCGCCCTTGACGATGCCAACGCGCATCGTCGTGTTCGAGAGATTGTTGTCAGCCATGGCCGACTCCTGTTTTCAGCGAGCCGGCCCCTCGATCGTCAGATCATGTGGAGAAGCCGATGCTCATGCCGTCGTCCTCAGTGCCGGGCGGGGCCTTGGCAGGCTGGCGGGCGCCGCCGTGAGGCTGGACACCTGCGGCCATGCGCGTCTGGCGCACCTGGGCTGTGGACTGGGCGGTTTGTGTTTGCTGGCGGTGCGCCTTGAAGCCATCCAGAACCTCGGACAGTTGCTTGGCCGTGTTGGCCTTGGCGAACTTCGCGCCCATCTCAGGGTTCGAAGCGAGCCAGAGCTTTGCGTCCGTGCTTTCCAGCGTTTCAAACCAGCCCGGGTGGGCCAGGTCGAGCGCCTCGAAGTGCGCAGCTGTGACCGGATCGACGTCCGGTTGGTGGGCTGGCGCTTGCACGGCCGGCGCCGGTGTGGGCGCTGCAGCCTGCTGTTCGGGTTTGGGCGGGATCAACGCTGCGAGTTCCTCCAGCGCGTCCATTACCTCGGGCATGTCGGCTCCCAGGGATTCCCTGGCCTGCTCCAGCTTCGACTTCACCGGCGGCGCCGGCGGCGTAGCTGCTGCTCCTGTCTGTGCTGCGGACTTGTCCAGTTGGCTCTGAAGCGAGCGAACGTGACCATCGAGGCGACGGTTCATCTGAGTGACCGTGGCGAGCTCAGTCTTCAGCGTCGGGACTTCAGCGAGCAAGTTCCTGACTGCTTCTGGTAGCGCAGCGAACGGGTCGACCTGCGGCTCGGCGCCTGAACTCTGATCAGCGGCCGGCTGCGGCTCCTTCACCTGCTGGCCGGCAGGATTGGATGCGGCGCCTTGCGGCTGGGCCTGCGAATCGGTTTTGTCTCCCGACTGGCTGGCCTTATCAGAATTGAAGCCAGCGAGCATGTCTGCATCGTCTGTTTCATTCGTCTGTGCGGTGTCCATTTTTCGCTCTCCGTCAAGTGGGTTGTGTGGGCGGCTTCAATCGCCGTCGTGGTGGAACTGCTGTTGGTTCTTTTCCTGCGCGGCCTTCGTCACCTCAGGCAGCGCCAGGTATTCCTTGAGCACGTTGATGCGCGAGCGCAGGCGTGCCGAGCCGAGGGGGCGCTCATCCAGGGCCGAGCTCTCCAGATCGTTGCGGGCGCGAGCCAGGTCCGCAAGGAGCTTGGCCTCGATCCGCTTCCAGACGTTGGTCTCGAAGTCGGTAAGCAGGAATGGGCCGAGCGTGCTCATAGGCCGCGGCCGTCACCGGCTGTCAGGGCGAACTGTTTCTCGGCGGCGAAGAGATCGCGTTTGTTGCGCAGGTCCATGGCCTTTGTGGCAAGCATGGCGCGCAGCTGTTCGAACGTGATCTCCTTCTGGCCAGCGAACTCCATGGCTTGCACCTGAAACTCAACGTCAGAAAGCAGCTTCTGAAGGGCGCGATCCTCGGCAGCTTGCTGTGCCTTGAACTCACGTTCCTGCTGGCGGTCAGCGATCTGGGCCTGGCTGACCTCAATATCCGTCTGCCGCTTGATCTGCGCCGCCTCAATGCGCGGGTCCACCGGCGGCTTCTGCTGGGCCGCGGCCTGCTTCTCGTCCTCGGTGAGCTTCACCGACTCGGGTTCGATCTCCACCGACTTGAGGATCTGCTCGCCGACGCGTGCCTTGCTCAGCTCGAATGCCGGGTCGTTCGCCATCGGCGCCACCACCTGCTGCAGGGCAATGGCCTTGCGGTCGCGGTGGATCAGCACGCTCGCACCAATCGCCTTGCACTGGAAATCGCCCTTGCAGTCCTTGGAGACGTTCGGGTCCTGCATCATCCAGTCGTAGAAGTCGCTGATGAGCGGGGCCAGGACCTCGTCGTACTCCTTGGCGATGTCCAGCAGCGGGCTGGCGGCATTGGCCTCCAGCATCTCCATGCCGCCCAGGGTGTCGGGGCTACTGCCGGTGATGCCTTGCATCAGGAGCGGAATGTCGGCCAGCTGGTCTGCCCACTCTTGGGAGGCCTTGACGATGTTGAACAGCTGCTCCTGCACGGATGGAACGGTGAACAGGCCGAAGGCCTTGCGAACGTCGTCCATGGTCTCGCTGGCTTCGAACTCGAAGAACTTGTTGCGAGCAACGGCATATGTGCCGTCGACGGGCGACACCTTCTCCTTGGCCATGCAGATGATCGGACCAGCGCTCTGGCCGGCGTTCTCCATCATGGCGCGCACCGAGCTGGTCAGCATCTTCTGAGGCGTGCT